TTGAGAAGAGAAACTAGACCAAAGGAGCATCTCTGTGTCCCAACAAGTGACCACTCGGTCGCGATCATTACCCCTTACCTTAGGTAAGGGCCGGTACAAATCGTACTGGGATTACGCTGATGCGGGTTCTCCGTATCAGGATCGTAATGAAGAGCAACCGTTTGGTCCCTATTTGGGGACGCAACTTACTACGTCCGAAGGACATCCTTTCCGGAAGAATAGAAATCCCGGTTATGATGTAGGTGGGAATTTTGACACGTTGAAGAGTGTAGTTGAGATTGTGGGTAATCCTATCCACCATCTTCACACTACACCACTTCCAACGGGTCATCATGTCGACAATTGGGCCTATTATGATGGTCCAATTTTGTCGGTAAATCCTACCTCCGTCGGTTTTCCTCCAAATTTAGCGGATAGTACATCTGCTATGCATTTGAAGGGGACGACGGCGATATCCCGTAGTTCGCCTACCAATCCGGTGGCGAATCTATCCACTGCCCTTGGCGAATTGTACAAGGATCACCTTCCGGCGATCCCTGGCATTCGTTCTTGGGAAGTAAAAGCTCGTCTTCTTGCTAACGCAGGAGATGAGTTTTTGAACGTTGTGTTCGGATGGAAACCGCTTTTAGCCGATATCCGTACTACTGCGAAAGCAGTGGCAAAATCTCAGGCTGTCTTGCGACAGTTTGAGAGGGATGCGGGTAAGGTGGTTCGTCGAGGATATGTATTCGACACAGAGGTTTCAGAATCAACCGATCTTTATAGATCTAATACCGCTGCCCATTTTGGGGAGGGGTATACGGATCTAAACGAGGTCGATTGGACTGGACGTGGTGACGTCTACTTGACCCGTAGAACGGTCAAGCGAACGTGGTTTTCGGGTGCGTTTACCTATCATTTGCCTACTGACTACAATAGTAGAAAGTCGGTAGATAGGGCTGCACTCGAGGCTAAGAAAGTCTTCGGACTTTCGTTAACCCCAGAGACACTCTGGAACCTTTCACCATGGAGCTGGGCCCTCGATTGGGTTTCAAATACCGGAGATGTTTTACAAAACATCTCCGCTTTGTCCCAGTATGGCCAGGTTTTGCGCTATGGGTACGTGATGCATAATTGCGTCACAACTGATACCTATAGTTGGCGTCGCACTTCTGGACCGCGTTATTATGGCGGTGAAGTGCACGTCCCCTTGGTCGTGATGAAGACTGAGTCTAAATCACGAAGGGGGGCAAACCCCTTTGGTTTTGGCCTAACTCTGGATAGCTTGGATGCTACTCAGAAGGCCATAATTGCCGCGCTTGGATTGTCCAAGCTCGGCTAGCTAGTGCGTTTAGCACTCGCGTAAACCACCGTTGCGAAAGCAACAGTTAGGAGTAGTGCCCATGTCGCTCACCGATCCTCAGTCCATCACGATTGCAGGTGTTACGACAAGCCTTCCCCGTGTTGCCACGGGCAAGAATCTTGCCGAATACCTGTCGTCTGATGGCCTAATCAAGCTCTCTGCGCAGCACGCCTACGGGCGGCGAACGCGGAGGGTCTTGCGGATCGACCATTCGAAGATTACTGCTGACCCGTTTATCCCCGCCCAGAACAGCAAGGTAAGTATGTCTAATTACCTTGTTTTTGATGTTCCGGTTGCGGGATACACGTTGGCTCAGCAGGCGGAGGTGTACGAGGGCTTTGAAACCCTCCTCACCGCCTCTTCGAGTGCTCTCATTACCAAGCTTCTTGGTGGTGAGAGCTGATAAGTCCAGAACGTTCTGTAAAGTACGTTCTATGCGCGATAGTCATCACATTTTGTGTTGTCTGTTGCGTTTTGACTTATCAAGCTTCTAGAATTGTACACCATATTCTTATGGAGTATTGTCTCTAGGAGCTGTGAGGGCCTTGGGCTAAGGAAAGACATCCTCTATTTAAGGAGGTGCTTTGAAAAGCCCGATGCTACTCTGGACTATGATAGCGGAAGAATCCGCTGTCAGGTGTTGCACTAGCGCCACTCGTGATATAAAATATGTCACGAGGCGGTTCGAACACGAAGGGTTTTCGTTTTTGACGATTACCCTACCTACGTTTGGAAAGGACCTCGAAAAAGGTCTAGAACAAACGTATGTGGATCGCAACCTGTTCAAGAGTTTTTCTTGGCAGGCAGGTCTCCCCCGTTTATTCGGAGGTTTCCTCGATCTTGTGTTCGACCGGTCTAGTGGTCGGTTATTGGATAACCCTGACATAGATGCAATCTTAGCAGTTCGTCAGCTTACGCTGATGTACTCTAAGATCCTCCTCCCTTGCAGTGATGCTAGGGAGCAGGAAGCTATGGCAGGGTATGTCCAATGTGAAAAGGAAGTCAAGGAGGCTGATGCTAGGATTAGTTCCACTATGTGGAACGACTTCCAACGCGTCGGTAACCTCCTGTTTGAGAGTGCGTTTACTCATGTAGATAGTGATATCTACTATGGTAAATTGCTTCCCAAACATGGTCCAGGTGCCACTGCTGATAAACTTCGAGGAAACTCGAAGTATAAGCAGAGGACCTGGCCCGCTCGTTTGGAGCCTCTATTCCCCTATGGAGAATATGCTCTTCCAAATTGGCGTTATTACGACAATTTAGAGCGAGTTGACTTCCTTGAACCCGGTTCTGAGACGCCCGTTAAGGTCATCTCGGTTCCTAAAACGCTCAAAACGCCTCGAATCATCGGAGTCGAGCCTACTGCAATGCAATATTGTCAGCAGGCCGTACTCCGTTCGATTCTTGAAGCATTAAGGGGACAAAATCACCTTGATGCTATGCTCGGATTTCGGGACCAAACTCCTAACCAGAGAATGGCCGAAGAGGGCTCCCGCGAAGGAACCCTTGCTACGCTAGATCTTAGCGAAGCATCCGATCGCGTTTCGAATCAGCACGTACGACACTTAGTAGCTAGATTTCCGCATTTGCATGCGGCTCTCGATGCTACTAGGAGTCGGAAGGCTGTCGTACCTGGAGAGGGTGTTTTACGCCTCTCCAAGTTCGCGTCTATGGGTTCAGCTCTTTGCTTTCCTATGGAGGCCATGGTCTTTTTGACCATGATCTTCCTTGGGATAGAAAAAGAGCTTAACCGTCCGCTCTCCCGCCATGATATTTATTCCATGGTGGGGTCGGTTCGTGTCTATGGAGACGATATTATCGTCCCTGTAGACTGTGCATTATCCGTGATCGCGGTACTCGAATCTTTTGGGATTCGAGTCAACCGTGGCAAGTCCTTCTGGAATGGCAAATTCCGGGAATCTTGCGGCAAGGAGTATTACGACGGCTGCGACGTTAGTATCGTCAAAGTCCGTCGTGAACACCCTGTCTCACGGACGCTCGCCTCTGAGGTTATCTCGCTTGTATCTCTTCGTAATCAGCTTTATTTTGCTGGTTATTGGAGTACCTGTGAGAAACTAGACAACGACATTCGGAAACTGCTTAAGCATTTTCCGGTTGTGTTGCCTACGTCTCAGATTCTAGGCCGTCATTCATTTCTTGGTTATACCACGGAATGGATGGATAAGGACACGCATAGCCCCATGGTTAAGGGTTATGTCGTGCGCTCTGTCTCTCCCAAAGATCCTTTGGATGGAGATGGAGCCCTAACTAAGTGCCTCCTTCAGCTCGAAGAGCGTACTTGGAATGAGTCTCGTTATAGCAACGAGCTTCCAAGTGCAATCTACGAGTATGAGACTACTAGCATGCCAACTAGTAGTTCGGAGCACTTAGAGCGAGCGGGACGTCCTTTAGTCGTCGCACTAAAACTAAAGGGGGCATCCCCATATTAATGGGGAACTGACGGGCCGTGAGGCCCTACAGGGAGATCTGAGTTAC